GTCTCACCGCCGGGGTCGGCAGGTCATTGACATAACCACCCTCCCATTTAAGGATAAACTTCATAGCCTTTTCAAAATGTTCTTTCATTTTTTACTCCCGTCTGGTTGCTTGGCTTGGAGTGTATTGACTGCCAAGGTTAATGCTATCAAAGCCTTTCCTGTTTCTTTCAAGGTCTCGTTGGTTGCCTCAAGCGTTTTATTTTGCGCCTTTATCGCGGTGCTGACCTTATCATCCATAAGCTCCATTTCTCGCCGGCTAACACAACTCTTCTCTCTTTTTTCGTCTATTTTCTTAATGTCTTTATAAATGTCATTGGTTCTATTGTCGAGCTCATCATCACATTTCTTTTTGTTCTTAGTGACTTTTTCAACCAAAGCATTATGGTCAGCCCTCAAATCCTTCTGAGTGCCATAAAAATACCTCACAATACCACCTCCAAGAAGCACCACAAAACCAATAAGCCAAGCTATGATTTTGGTAAGCCAAGACGCGTGTTCCGGTATCGCCATATCACCTGGCATTTTATACCTCCGCGGGTACTACCGCCGCCTGTAAAGGTTGCTCAATACTAGGGGTTTCTATATCACAGGCATCTTTTTTTGCTTCTGATACCAAACCACCTAAAAGTAAAAGTATTATCAAGATTGTTATTGGTTCCATCGCTCTTAATTGCATAATTACCCCCTATTTAGCCTCTTGAATTTTTATAGATGAAAGCATAATCAATCTCTAGGGCCGAACTACTATCAACTCCGACACAACCTGCCAGATTAGCTGTTGGGATATTAGTTGTATGTTCAGCTTTTTCTACCCCGTCAACATAGAATTTCACACTTGTTGTTGTAGCAACAATTTTAAGTGTTATTTCTGCAACTGGATAGTCTATATCTAAATCTGTGGCGGTGCTTGTTGAGCTAGCCCTAGTTGTAACTCTTATTTTACTTGTTCCTGTGTTATGGTCGAAAAAAATGCCATCTGTGCCAGCTACATTAAGAATATCACTCCAAAGGCCAATTAAAGGGTCATGGGTGGAACTCTGATAATCTATTTTTGTTTCAAAGATTATAGTCTTGCCAGAAGATAACGCCCAAAACTTTTCGGAATTAGTGCGTCCCCATCCACTTTTATTTGTACCTGTAGTTACTACTCGCGCCCATCCATCAACACCTGTTGGGGTCGAAAAGGTTCCCACACCAGTTGCGTCCTGTTCCTCCCAATTTTCATCATAAGCGGCGGAACCGGCAAGAAAATCTGTAAATGTATAAACACTGCCATCAGTTAAATTTGGAATGACAGCACTTGAAGGCATTAATCCGTCCTTCAAGAGCACCCCATCCACAGTAACACCTGTATTGTCCGACCTTTCAGAGATAACATCTGCAAGGACGTTTGTTGGGTTTAAGAGTACCCAATCGGGGTGGTGATAAATTAATTCAGCCATATGTTGATTATGAATATCTCCGGCGGTAAGGAACCTCGTTACCTTGTAATCTTCACCAGTGGTCATAATGTCAGTATCAAGAGACAAAACAGTATCGCTATCAATCGCCGTAACTGTCGCCCATGAATCATCAGTTTCATTATGAACTTTCATGCCAATCTCTATGCTTGCGGTAAAGGTTGCCGTGCTGTCTTCGAGTTTGTTGGCAACTGTGTTGTCTGTTGTTCCTGTCGTAGATATATGTCGAGTAATCTCATGGGCTCCCGTACCGTTAATATTAAGGGTTGGGTTTGCGATTGTGTTTGTTTGCATCATGTGAACTTTTATCTTCGTACCGTGTAAAAAGGAGCCTATGATATAAATCTCTCCACTCGCAAAAATATTAGAAGACACACTCAGTTGTGTGGAACTATCAAATCCTGTAACTATCGCATGAGTATCGTCTGTTCTATTATAAACATCTCGTCCTACCATATCCGCAGTAAAGGTTGCCGTACTATCTACGAGTTTGTTGGCAGTCGTTCCATCTGCCGTTCCCTCTAAACGCGTAAAAGCAGGGATAAAATCGGCTACATAAGCATCAGCCACACCTGTATCATGGGAAAACAAGTGTTGGCCGCCTTGAGATTGTCCTAATGGCGTTAAATGCTTTTCTGTGATTCCGCCTACCCCCTCTATTTGAGTCACAGGTATAGATAAGTTTGTGACTGTCAAGAGTCCTAGGTCAACAACGGACAAACCACTATCAAGAGAACCAGAGTCTAGGCGCACCGTTACAGTCGTAAGCGTTGTGTATGCGACAAAAACAATAGTTCCATAAACCGTTCCGGCAGTGACAGTACACTTAACCCTACGGCCTATCTGATAGGTTGTTCTCAAGTCATCTGGAACGCTAAATTGAGTCGCGCTTATAAATGTCACTGTATCGCCGGGGCTTGTCCATTCAGAAACTACATCACCACTCACTCCACTTGCCTTGTAATTATCTTCTGACCAAACTAAATTATCAGAAGAATCATTTAAGACGACCTTATACTCTCCGTCAAGGATTATTACGGCTTCACCTCTGGCATCCAAGATGACAGGATTGGGGTTTGCCGTAGGTACAAAATCAGAATAAGTATCTTTAGGGGTTGATGTCCCCGGTTCGAAAAAATAAACCTTGCCGCCATTAAGTGGGTCGCCATTATCGTCAAGAAACTGTTTTACAGGGCTCCCCATATACGCTAGTTCTGCCATTTTATTCCTCCCTCTTTTTCCTCTGTTCGTTAATTACGGTCATACCCTCTTTTAACTCGGCATTTTTTTCCTGTACTAACTCATCTATCGCATCACGTTTTTCTGTTGGGCTCATCGTCTTATCTCGATTAACTTCTCTAATCTCTTTATTTATTCCGCCCACAACTTTATGTAAAGTCTTGAGTTCGGGGTAATCTTCTGCTAAGGCGTCTGCGTGACTCTCGTCTAATTCGTCAGCTATTTTCTCATTGTACTCATCAAAGCTTCTGATGGTTCTGTGTATTTCTGAAACCTCTCTCCATAAATCCCAAAATTGAGTCTCGTATTTTGTACGCTTGGCCGGCATCCCTGCGTAGAATCTTTTAACAACGGGGTACTGGTCAACCCTGAGTTTTGGCGCATCGTCATAAAACATCTTATCAGCAAAAGTTAAGCCATAATAAGCCCAAGTATTAAAATATCCTCTCAATAGAGCCTCAGTACGCGCCGGAGGTAGTTGCATCCCTCTCGGCCAGTCCTTTGTCGCTATGCCTATGTCTGCAAGTGCTCTGCTTCCTGTCGGTCTTGTCCTGGCAAAAGGAGCCAAGCCCTGCATAGACGGTGTTTCAATAGGAGCATCAAAGAAAGAAACCCTGTTGGTGGCTTGCTCGTAAAGAGGCATAAAGGCTTGAGGTATCGGGTTCATTCTAAACATGTGAAGCGAAACCCTCTTAAAATCTTTGGCAAACTGCTTACCTTCTTTTTTAATCAGGGCCTCGGCTCCGCGCTCTGCCACTGTACTGATAGCCCCTATCTCCCAGATTTTCGGATAGCGGAAGTGCATATATGTTCCGTCTCCCTGTGGCACATAAAAATGCCAGTGCATGTCCTTGTCCCAATCGGGGAGGTCTTCGTAGTCCTCATGACCTCTATTAATAAGATAAAGGGCCGTTGATAGACCAGCGAGCATGGCTGTCTTTGCGGCCACGGCACCCTTGTTGGGGTCGTGAGCAAAACCTCTATAGAGTCTGTCAAGACCATTAATGCCAGCCTTTAAGAATATGACCGTATCATAAAGGAATCCTATTGCCTGGTTATCCCCTCGCATGGCAAAGTCTGTGGAGACCTCCCTTGCGAGATATGCGGCATGGCGAGGGCTTAAACCCTGCTTGCGTGCTTTCCCGTACTCGCCAAGTCTGGTTGACATCTCAAAAGCGTCAGCAATGTTTTCAATGGCATAGGCTATTTTTGCCGGAGTATCTAAAACAGTTTTATAATCAATACCCTGTTTTTTATAAAATCGTTTTATATGCTTACGGAAGGCGCTCTCGTCATGGAAGTAAGAAGAAAAACCACCACCATTGGCGATAAACTCCTGATAAATTTTGTCTTTCTTTATACGCGACTTCATCCCTCTTGCGGAATCAACCAAGGGCTTAAACCCGCCCCGGCTCATAACTGTACCCATGAGCGTATCTCTGGCGATATTGGCCAGCATAAAGTCAGGGGTTAAGGTAATCGTAAGCTGACCTATACGCTTTGGTATGCCAAGGAATTTGACAAGCTCGCTCTTGGTCGGACGATTAAGTGAAGCTATAGAGCGGTAAAGAAGCGGGTCGATAACCTCGTAATATTCTGGCTTGCCATTTCTCAAGACAGCCACCACATTATCGCCCTTTGGTGCTTGTCCGTGCATCCAGAATTTAACAAAATCAGGGTTCTTCTCAAACTGCTTTTCTAATACCTTCACGCTCTCCATGACTTCCTGAGAAACCTTGCCAGCTTTAACGTCCTTCATGTCAAGACCAAAAAGGTTTTGATAGACAAAATCTCGTATCTGCTCTTTTGAAACGCTGGTGGGAGCCGCGGTCTTTTTAATCTTGGTCATGTACTTGGCGCCGCCCTCAAGGGAGTTTGCCATATCTGCAATAGAAACCCTTGCCTCGTTTTTAAGGGCTTCCGTGATAAGCTGTGAAGCGTTTTGAGTCATGTTGCTAAGTATGTCCTTGAGGTTGCCTGTGCCTCCTGTGAGCTTCTTAACTCCCTTCCAGTTCCCCTCCATACCCTTAAAGCTCTTGGCCGGAGGTCTCATCTCTTCTCTGTAAAAAGGCAGATATTCCATACGCTTCCAAAGGGCTCTGTTCTCAGGGTTAATAATCCCCTTGGCTTCTGCGAAGTCTAATATATGGTTATTCCATTCCTGGTACTCTGCAAAGGCCGTGTTAAACTCAGGGGTCTCAAGGGCGAGCATGGCATCAATCTCTTTTTGGGTAAAGAGGTTTTCCCTACCTTGTTTTTTCAATTCATTAGCGGAGCGGCCAACGGCATAAGACAGGAAGTTCTCAAGGTCGGCGCCTACTGGTTTGAGTATCTCTGCAAGTCCCTTGCCCTCAAAGGTGTGGCTTCCGTCTTCTTTTACAACGATATGGCCAATTTCAAGCACACCATCGAGCATAGAAGAGGCCGCACGTGTAAGACGGGAGACCTCATAAGTGCCTCCAGCCTCTATATTGCCTCTCAAGTCGCGTTCCATCTTGTAAACTCCATGTAAATCGTCAGAGACTCCCTGTCTAACTCTGTCACGCATAGTTGTCCTGACATCATCAAAGGCCTTCTTAAATCCTAATACTGATTTGTCTCTCTCTCCGATTTTAGACTTGGCTCTGGAGAGTGGGTCTTGTTCATACCAAGCGCTCATAGCCTTCTGTGCGTCCTTGAGAGGTTGTCCATATTTGGCATTAGTGTTTGCGAAGTTCTCAAACCACTGGTAAAAATTGGGTGTGAGTTGTACGGCCAGTTCCTTCTGAGTCATCCACAGTCGGACAAACTCAGCAAAACCCTCATCAATCTTGCTTACGTCATAGGAAACACTCTTGAGTTCTTCACGGAGCTTGGAGTCTTTTTTCCAAGCTCTTGAAATCTCAGGAATCCTGTAGTCTAAAAGGTGAGCTATTTCGTGAGCCGTCACTTCAAGGTCGCTCTTTTTCTTAATCCTAACTTCTTCCTTTTTGGGGATAAAGTAGCCTAGTTTCCCGGCGCCCTTAACCCTACCCTCATAAAGAGGTATATCGAAAGCTTTGAGGAGCGGCCTGATTGCGTCTTCTCTTCTAAGTGGTTTTTTCCTTGGCTTGCCTTCCGGTCTGTCAAGTTCCTCTATCTTGCGAACTTCAACATGCTTGGCTCCGGGACGTGCGGGTGCGGCCATAGCCTTTGGTTTAGGTTCTTTCTTCTCCGGTGCTATCTCCTCCTCAAACCACGCTTCTTCTAGTTCCCCCGCAACCTTTTTACCAAGTTTTTCCAACTCACGCTTTTCTTCTTTTGTTTGGGGTCTGCCTGTGGCAAGTGCTTCGGCCTCAATATGCCTAAACTCCTGCATCAAGTCATCAACAATCATCTGCTGACGCTTGCCGAGCTTAACACCCTTGCGCGCCTTGTCCAGGGCCATAAGGGTCTCTTTGCGCCTATATCCTTTGTTTTGGAAATATTCTGGGAATGTCGAGGGTATGGTTATCTGCTCAAGACCATTAGTTTTAATAGTCGCGCGTTTCCCTGCCTCACCTTCAAAGACAGCCCTGTGGGTGGCGTCTAATGAACGCTTTTGGGATGGGGTGGGCTTGCGGGGCTTTGCTTCTTTGCGAGGTTCTTTTGCTTTTTCGCGTCTAACTCTTGGCGCCTCTTCTTCGCGAACTTCTGGAACTCCTCGGGGTTCTTCTCTAACCCTGGCTTCCCCCACATCTCTGCCAATGTCTTCTCTACTGGCATCTTTAACTCCTTTCAGGACACCTTTAAATTCGCCCGTTTCTAGGGCCGCCTGTTCAAATACGTTCTCAAAAGAATCATGTCCTTTAAACTCCTCTGACCCGTATTGTATGCCTATACCAAGAGGTCGGCCTGGCTTAGGGTGCGGGATTTTATCAAACCCTTGAGCCTCAGCATACTCCATTACTTTAAGTCTAGCACTTGCAAGAGCTTTGTCAAGTGTTTCTTTATCCGTTGTCTTGGCTACGGCCGCAAATTCATCCCCTCCATACCTAAAATACTGTACGTCAGGAGCTACTTTCTGAACCTCCTCTTTAACAAATCCCATTATCTGTGAGAAATGTCTATCAATTACAGGCATATTGTTGTCTAAAAATTCATTTAAGCCCCCAAGATTCGAGAAGTCTATATCAACAAGAGTATAGTCTTCACCTGTTTGTTTATGCCTGTCAAATATTCTGTCTCCGGCAGGATAGGTAGCAGTTTCTTTTTTTGTGGTTGGGTCAGTTTCTTTTACCACAAAGCTCTCCTCCGGTTGCCATCCCGGCATCTTAGGGTGCTCCTTTCTTACGCTTTTCCTGAAATGTCCAAGAACAATTCTGCCAACCTTACTGTCTTCTGCCACACCTTCTTCTGCTAAAGAATCAACTAGCTCCCGACGAGAGAGTTCATGCTCTGTCTCAAAACCTTCGGGACGCGGGGCATATTCCGCCTCTGGAATCACAGGAGCGGCCTCAGGAGGCGCGGGCGTCACTTCTGGTGTTGGTGGCTCTGTAATAGGCAGTGCGGCCTCTGGTGGAACTGTGGGCGGTATCTCAGGAGCTTTGGGAGGTGCTTCCTTTGGCATAAGTGGTTGTGCGACCTGTGCTACGCCGGCCATTGCTCCTGCGGCCATAGGTGTCTGGATAAGCACATCTTTCATACGTGACTTGGCCTCACCCCATGTCATGTCGGGATTGATAGTTCCTTTCTCAATAGCCATTTGGATAGTTTCGGTGAAAGACTCTTGAAGTTCCTCAACTCCTAAAGACTTAAAAAGACGCTTGATAAAGGGCGTACCTGGCTTAGTTATTACTCCAAGAGCCATTGCTTCTGGTATGCCCTCAGCTAAGGCGTTCCCTGCCGCCGCCCAACGTGCAGTCCTTGGGTCACTGCCTCCCTCTCTCTGCTCTCCGTAAGAATCTCCGTAAACCATGCCACCTATCATAAACATGGCCGGTGCGGGGCTACCTGTACCTATACTGGCCGCTAAGGGCGCGCTCATACGGACAAGAGATTGACCTGCGCCAAATACATGATATTTAAGGGAGCCGGGATTGACTTTGGGTTGAATATCTCTGAGTTCACCAGTTGCGCCACGATAAAGAGCCATACCCTCTGCGGCCATACTCTTGCTAAACTCCTCCTCTTTTGACATTATCTTGCGTTTTTCTTCTTCTGATTTTGTGTACCATCCTGCACCCAAACCCATACCGCTTTCCATTGGTTTGTCTACAGGCATATCGCCAAGCATTTGCATAAAACCGCCAACTGCCTGTCCTATGCCCGGAGCTAAAGTCTTTGGCAACTGACCTAAAACCTCAGTCCAGGGGGCTTCGGGGGGGAGCTCTTCGCCTTCTGGTATGGGCGGAGCAATACGCATTGCCGCCCTGGGGTCTATTCCCTCCGGTGCTTCCGGTGAATAAACCTCTTCGCCTCCGGCCTCCTTGAAAGCCTGAAACTCTTGGACGTCTGCGGGAACCTCTGCCGGTGGTGCGCCAGGTTCACGTCTGACCATAGGTTCGGGGACAAACTCAGGCGTTTCCGGGGCTTGAGGGGCGATAGTCAACCCAATCTTGCCCGCAAAATCCTCATAAGGCATATCCGAATAACTCTTGGCGTGAAGTTTCTGTGCCAAGGTCTCATCAGGCATGTCGTCATATTGAGGATATTGAGCTCTTATTTCTTGTATATTCATCTAATCCCTAACGGGTCGGACTGTCCTGCGCCGCCACCATAAAGAATATCTTGGAATGATTCAAACTCAGGGTCTTCTCCCTGTTTCGCCTTGATAGCCTTCTCGTACATTAACTGCATAGCGGGATTTCTATTAAGGGCAGACTTTAAGGTTTTATCCGTATAAGGTTCCCCTCTTTTACCTTTCCTATAAAATTCCAAAAAACGCTTACGCGCATTATCTATCTCTTTATTTTTAGCTTGAGCGGCTACGGTTAGAGTTTTGACCTTACCTTTATAGCCCTTCACAGGTAGAATTTCGCCAGTGTCCATATTCAGGCGTGACGCAGTACCGTCATCACTCTCAATTAACTTAAAGTTGCCTTTGCTCGTGATTTTATTTATCTTGCCGAACTTACCGCCCAAGTTGGCTTTTTTATTCCAATAACTCTTGCCGGCTTCGGGGTTGGTAGTTAAAAGTTTTATGCCTCGGTCAAACTCTGTCTTTTCGGCAAGCAGTTGTTCTTTTTCTCGTAACGCCGCCTCTTGCTCAGGGACTTGTCTGATTCGTTGGACTTGCCCCATCAACTTCTCCACAAATTGTGGGTCAGGTTGCGAACTAGCTCTAAATCTTGCTGGTGATATTGGCATTATTACCCTCCCATCATAATCATTTTGGCTATATCTTGCCCTGTCTTTGTCGCAAGCTCTCCCATGCCTCTATAGTAATCTCCCCGGCCTACGCCTTTGGCGTATTCTGCGGCGCCAGTCTCTCTTGCGCCTTCCATGCCAAAGCGCCCCATTTCACTTCCGGCCACTCGTCCCGTTCCGGAAAGACCTGCGAGCATGTTATAAAGGGCTTGCTTTTTCTGCATGTCTCTCGCGTAACCCTTGCCATACTCTCCGCTTGCATAGTCTGAGAGATAACGTCCAAGCTCTTTACCACCCCGGCCTGAGAATATATCGCCTCTTGCGGCTTGCATCCTTTCAATCCCCTTCTCACCCTCTCTCTTTCTAAACTCATAACCAGGTTCTTTTTCAAATTCGTAATCTCTGGTCAGTTCTCCAAACCTAGCGGAAGGCGCGCGGCCTTCTCGCTCCATCCCAAGTAAGTCTTCAAGCGTATAAAGTGCTTCTCCGCCAACCTCACGCCAAGGCTTCACATCTTCTCTGGCCTGTTGCGCTGTATAATACGCTAGGTCTGCGGCCTTACTTGCACCCCTTTCTTGTGCCTTACTACCTCGATACTGTGTATATGCTTCAAATAAGCTCATAATGCCCCCTATAAAGTTCCGTATTTGGTCAGTCTCCAAGTAGTGCCGTCATGTTCGACCTCGCACCATTCGCTTACTGCCAAGGTTTTAAGTCCGCCAACATCCAATCCTGAGCCTCCTGTGGCTCCGGCCTCTCTCACTACCACAAATCTTGAACCATTAAAGACCTTCTCATCGTCCAAGGTGATAGTCCTTAGCGCGGTCAATGGCGTGTTGAATCTCTGCGTTATAGCATTTTTGCCCGTCTTTAAAGTGAGGTCTGCATCTCCATTGTCCCCGCTGACTGAGGGCGTAATGCTGAATAATGTTTTAAAGACCTTCTCGAACCACAATCCCCACTCATGGCTTAATCCACCACCTTCTCCCTTGAGAGGAGAACCTAGTGGCGCGGGATTTATTTTTAAGGCTTCATTAGGCATATCCTAACTCCACATTTGCATAAGCCGCTATAATTCGAACTTCTACGGGGTCGCTTATAGTTAATCTAAATCTTCTGTCAGAGGAATAGCCAATACGCTTAAAAATAGCTTTGTTTTTATACTTACCCTTCTTCCCTATAGTCTTCCAGTGTTCATTAGACCACGTGTAGCCCCTGTCGTCACTCCATTGCAACATGGCTTGAGGGTCACTACCTTGTCCTGTCGTAAGACCGACACCGGGTTCAAACTCAATAATAAGGTTTTCGTAAAAAATATTCTGGTCTTTTTCATAGACAGGAGGCGAAACTCTAACCCTCTTAATCTCTTCACCATTTTCACTATAATAGTCTATTTTCATTTTATAAATATTACCATTGGCGTAATCGCCAATATAATGCGTATTGAGATAATGAACGGAGCTCTTAGCCCTCCAACGTCCGCCATTGCTAGACCTCTCATGCCAAACTCCTGTGGTTAAATCATAGACCCAAGTTTGTCCGGCCGAGGGGAAAGAGAGAACATAAAACTCATGCCCGTCTTGTCTATATGTGTCCGCCTCTGCGTCTGCTATGGCTCCGTACCGCCCTATTTGATATTCTATGGCCGGTGTTGAAATAGGAACAGAACTCATGCCATCCGACTTAACTACCCGTCCATTGCCGTGCTCATCTTCTGACAGCCATAAAAGGGTGCGGCCCAACCTACCAACCGACCAGCGAGCGGCAAGGCCTATCTGCATAAAGCCGCCCTGCACTCTCTCAAGAGGAAAGTCCGCATTGCCTGAGTTCCAATAGACTTCCGTGGTCTTCTCGCCAAAAGCAAAAATAAATCGCTTGTTAGCGTGTATGGCCAGAATATTGTCAGGATGTCCCTCTGCGGTCTTTATGTCGAGTGCATCAACCGTTGTGCCGTCATAAAGGCCCGTTATCATAAACGAGCCGGTATTGGGCTTATTAAAGACAAAATAGCCATCTAAAAAAGCTACAGTATCGGCCCCAGGGAAATCCGCGTCCGTAATCTGCGCAAACACTTCTGTTGAAGTGTTATAAATATAACCATAATCACCGTCCACAATCATCAACTGTGTTCCGTTATCGACCATAGAAACATTACCACTTGAGGTCTGGAGCGCGCCAATCTCCGCTTTTACGCCATTAGGCAAAACACTGTAAAGAATATTACCAGAAACGGCATAAATAAAACCTTTCATCGCCCTACTTCCTCTAATCGGACTTGCTCCCAAAGTAGAGAACAACTCTAATCCTGGCGTACCCACTAAAATAAGAGCGTTCTTGCCTTGAGCGGGGTCTGCCTCTGGATAAAGGTTTACACACTCCTGCGAGTTCGTACTCTTAGAGGTGCTTTCATAAGACGCGCCTAAAAATGGTATAGGTATTCTCATTATTGATTATCCGTGTAAATGTTATTAACTATATTAAGGTTTTGCGGCGCGTCTGTCTTCATGGTAGGTATCTCCACGTTTACATTCTTGACGGCCGCAAGGGTCTCCTCTGCCAGTTCTCTAACATCTGGTGGGAGTTGTCTATTATAATCAGGCGCTAAACGTCTCGCCAAATTGTATTTAAACATCTCCTCATATCCCGGTGGGAAGGAAACAGTGGTTGTCAATGATGCAAAGGATGACATCGGCTTCCATGAGTCCGTGTGGAGTATATCAGCCTCATCCGGTACAGGATAAAGGTATATGTGTCCTAAAGGGTTCTGAGGGTCATAGTAAAGGTAGTCAGGCTCACTTTGCAATTCCTTATCGCTAATATCGTTATACTCATCAGCGGTGCGGATTCTAAGCATTTTGTCATAACCCTCTGAGTCTTCAATCCACGCGGCCTCAATCTTTATAGGTCTTGTGGTGTTGGTTCCTATGCTGTAAGCCTTTTCTCCAACCGTAAGCGTAAAGCTCTCCTCAGTGCGCGCAAATATAATATTGCGGTCTAGGGAAAGCGTGCTCACCATCATGTTTAAAGCCTCAAGACCGTCATTGGCGTCTTCTGACTCAAGGGTCTCACCCTTTGCCAAGGCTCCTATTGTCCTTAGAGATGATTCTATGAGTTCTTGAACTGTCATTTAATCCTCACTTCCTTTTAAGCATAATACCTATACAGAAGACTAGTCGTTGCCAAAAAGGTAGGCCTGTTATTGCTAAGATAACAATCTCGGCATCTGTATCTTTAACTCTCTGCCTAAGTGCCTTGCGTTCCTTCTTTGATTTACTTGCGCTCATAATTCCCCTTAAAAAAAAGGAGGGGTTTTACCCCCTCCCTATCAGTTTAGCCAAACGGTGTTATGATTACACCTGAAGCATTGACAGAACCATCAACCATCCAAACGGTTGAAGATATAGCCCTGAACCGTATAAGGCCTCCTATCTCTCCGCCTGTCGTTGTTCCATTTAAGGTTACAACGGTATTACTAGTACCATCACCCTTAAAGGACTTAGAGGCGGTGTCGTCTATTGCGGTGATAATACTTCCGCCAATAAACGTGGTGGCCGCATCCGTAGTGATAGTGTGGTCTCCCGTTGCTGTAATGGAACTGGTAAACTCAAACTGCATCCCCGCTACCGGAGCCGGAAGCACAATGGCTGTTGCGGCGGCGGCGGTCATTACAACTAGCGCATCTGAGTCCGCGGCAACAAGAGTCTTACCCGTTGCATCAACCTCAATTACTTCTCTGTGAAGGCCGGGAGCTACAGCCCCCTCCTCACCATTCTTAGTTATCTGTTCTAGTGCCATGATTATCTCCTTAAAGGTCTGAGGGGCGAACCCCTCACCCTTGGTTTATTGTATTACTTAGTTGACGCCGATTCTGCAAGCGAGCTGTGGTCTGATGGTTTTATAGCCGTAAAGGATATCAATACGACACAAGTGGTCATCACTCTTGATATCTCCCTGCTTCCATATCCTCATGGATAGACCGTCAAAGGCCTCTCTTGCATACCATCCACTGTCAGGCATTACGAGGTCAGCCGTAGCAAACGTGAAAGCGTCACGGTGATAACCCAGGTTAATCTCGTAATCTGCACTTCCAGCTATGGCCGTGGACTCGTCAGACTCCTGCTTATAGACTATTCCATCGTCTGTCGGTGAAGCTGACACGTTCTGCTTTGCGCCAGAGTTTACGATAGACGGGCTAATTGGGATAGATGAATAAGAAGCCGCAACGTCAGCCGTCACAACGAACTGCTTGAGTACGCCAGTGTCAGCCTTGGTCTCAGGGTGTACGGCATTACAACCAGCAAAGGATATAATGTCACCCTTCTTGAACGTCCCTGTTACCGTACCATCCACAGTTACGCTTGCGCCTGTCTGATTGGCGCCATTTACATCTGCGCCGGTATCAGCCCCGCCCTCTGTACCTGTAGTATGAATTGGCATCATGGTGTTCTGGAAGACCTTATCGTAACCAAAGAAGTCGTTACCAATGAGTCCCTTACGATACTGGTTGGATATCTTCGTCCTGTCGTTAAAGAGAGCAACATTAGCCGAAACCAAATCGACATTACCCTTAGTTGACAAGAGCAAGCATCTGGGGTCAAGCGGTGCAAGGCTGTCGGTTAGTTTCTTCTGTGAATTAAGAACATCAGCTACAGAAAGAGTATCGCCAACGTCAGAGACCTCATTGTAAACGTCTTTATACATTGAGAGTGCATCTGATTCGATGTTAGCGGCCAAGACACTCATTGCGGGCTCAAGTACCCTCTCAGAAAAGTCATCCATGTCAAGAGTGAGGTCAACACTTGTAAAGTCGAGGTCGACACCCTTCTGCGTGGAGACTGTGAGGGTTTCAGAGGTCTCATTGGTTGTCTGGGCTGACATAGCCGCGCCGGTTCTTACTGAATACTCATTCGGCAATCTGATTTTCATCTCACTACCGATTTTTGCACCCGACTTTGCAAAGGAACTGTCATATTGCCTGTTAATGCTCCCTACAAAGTTGAGTTTCTGATGCAGTACCTGGAGGGCTTTCCTCGTCACTGCGGTTGGAGTTAATAGGTCATTCGCCATTTTCTAATCCTTCCTTTTCTGCCTTAACTCGCCTTACTCGCAACTCTCTCATTCTCTTTGGCCATCCATTCTCCTATAGGGAGATTATCGCCGGAAGAGTCAGTGGTTTTGGCCTCCGCATGGGAGCCTTTACCACCTACACCTTTACCTACTGGCTTGGGAGCTTTTGAGACAGGCGGTGTTGGCTTGTTAGTTTTTTTTGTTGGTTCGCCAAACTCGGCGTCCATTTTTCCTATTGCCATAATCTGAGCTAACGGGTCAAGCTCTAAAAGACGGGCGTGTACTTCTGGGTCTGTAGCTATGAGGTGCATCACTTCCGCAGGATTCTCACTTGCCTTGGCTCCAACAAGCATGGCTTCTGTGTACTGGTCAAACTCATCAACGGCCTCAAAGCCTTCGATTGTCTCCCGGCCAGCATCCATACTCTCCTTGAAAGCCTCATCCTTTGCTTTTAATGCTTCCTCTTTTTTAGCCGCTTCCTTTTTCTCGGCTATGTCGGCAAAGCGTTTCTCAACTTTTTGGTCAATGAGGTCGTCTTCATATTTAACTAAAGCGGCCTCAAAGTCCTCGTAGTTCTCAAAATCGCCCTCCCTAGGTTTTACTAGCTCTTCCTCTTTTGGCTCAGGTGTCGGCTCTTGGCCTTCACTCTTTACCGCGCCCTTACCTTCGGCAACGCCTTTCCAATAGGCGGCTTCTGCCTTGGCATCTGACTTTTCCTTCGTTAGCTTATTGATTCTGTTTTGAGTACCCTTACCCTTCTTAGAAGGTTTCTTGGGTTCTTCGGGGTCAGCATCATCACCCTGCCCGGACTCTTCCTCTTCACCGCCGGTTGGCTCTTCTTCTGAGTCGGTCGCTTCCTCAGTATTTTCGACCTCTTCTTGCTCGGACTTACCCTCTTCCGATGTGGCTGTTTCGTGCTGTGGCTGAATCTCAAAACCTTCTGCGTCTTTTGCCATTGTCTCTACCCTCCTTGAGGTATGTTGATTGCCTGGTGAACCCCACCAGTAGGGTTATTTAAACAAAAAAAGCGACTAAAGGATTTCTCCTCAAGTCGCCTTTGTCCCCGTGTGTTGATTGGGGTGTAGAACGCTCACTATGGGCTATGTGAAAGTATTTATTTAAATCCTACCCTTTGAGCAAAGAATTGTGCCCCAAGGTTGGTACATATTAGGAAAGTATAATTCATAAAATAGCCTTATCATGTCATTCGCAAATTTCTTCAAAGACATCTCAAGCAGTGTTCCCTTACTTTCCCATTTATTTAATGCGGCCACGGTCTTTGTTGTTATAATATAAGGTGAATCCAACCCCATTTTATTCCTCCTTCAACAACTTCTGTATCATAGTCTCAATGCCCTTTAAGGCTTTTGCTATGGCTATTAAAGCACTTCTAGTTGCAGGGGTCAAGGTATTATTCATAGTGCTGGTGGCGCTTCTGGAGGCTCGCCTCCCTGCATATTTCTCTGCATGTTCGCAACTGTAGTTATAATTTTTTGCTCAAGGTCTGCGTCGCTATTCTTTGCATTTTGAGCAATCTCTAAAGCCTTGACATCTAATTCTTTATCCTTCAACTCAAGCTCCCGGCCTTTAAGTTTCAACTCTTCCGCCTCTAGTTCCTGCTCCGGTGTCGGCGGTGGAGGTTCTAGTGGCTCAGGGTTATCCTTCTCCATTTCCTCGCGCTCATCATCCGTGAGAAGGTCGGGTCTGACTAACTTCTTGAGGCGTTTGGCAATCTTCTCTGCCTCCGGCCAATCCTGGTTGGCAACATAAAGGTCTCCGATTATCTGCATCAATTCAGGAGATTTGGCAAGGATACGCTCCATACTCTCTGCGGCCTCAATCCTCTTGGTCGCATAACTCATGCCGGTCTCAATCACAACATCATACTTGCCTGTGGTAACGTCATTGAGAGGCTTAATGACTCCACCATCCCCCTCGACAAGCTGGTTAATCTGTACATCCTTGTCAACGCCATCCTCACCTCTAATCTTCATCTGACGCGGTGTGTCGTAGATATGTGGGATAAGGTCAACTAGCACTCTTCCGGCCTGATTCAATGACATCGTGAAGTTATCAACAAAGATATATGTGGCTGTATCGCCCTCTCTCTGTCTGGCCATGATAGCCTTGCCGCTCTGCTCATTGCCCTGCATACCTAAAGAAGCGTCATGCAAACCTGTTGTAGCCTTAATCCCCTCAACGGCGGCGGCCTTCTCATGTAATATAGCACTCGATACTTGCGGAGGCGATTGACGTTGTGGGGGAGGCGCCTGTCCATCGGGGTTGTACGCGAGGTAAGAATAGTTGCGGAGGTTGGCGTCAGTCCATTCTGGGCGGCCCTCAAACTGCTTAATCGTACCAATAAAGGGAGCCTTTGGCGCAAGAGCAATACTCTCAACACTTGCAGAGAGCATATAATTATACATGCGCTGAGGGTCTTTGGCAAAGCGTATAAGCGAGTGGTAAGACATCTCACCGTCAATGCAATTCTCCTCGCCAACAACCCTAATCACAGGAAGGTAACGCCCCTTCCACTTTCTCTCTTCAAGAATACTCTTGCCTGACATGAGACAATACTTAATCTGAGGCTTTTGGGTTTCTCTCTCTTTTATGATAGTAAGCTCTGCCTTTATCTCGTCAGAGAGCTCATCATATTCTGTCTTCTCAACTATATCGCCGTTAGAGAGGAGAGCTATTGTAACATCTGCGTCCTCTACCCTCCAGTATTCAGCAATCAATACCTTCTTACCCTTAAACCAGTTTCTCTCATTGCCTGTGACGGCCTCGAAGTCAATGGGGTCTTCATTCGGCCAGCGTAGCTTAAACTCTTCCTCTGTTATCCACTCAGTAACAAGCACCCACCTGGCATCCGAACCGTCAGGCTGTGTGGCCGCAGGGTCAAAGACCACACCAAACTGGTTAATAATGCGCTCAATAAGTATATCTTGGTCAAAGGCGTCATAGTCTGCATAATCCGTGGTTATCTTGAAATATCCAAGACCTCCACCTAAAGCCTGACTAAAAGCATTGTCATAAGCCAGCTTCGCCTTTGAATTGTTCTCGATATGCCTGACTATGTCCGTTATAGCCTCTGCGGTCTCAATATCCGCGTTACTATCAACGGGCCTCGCCTTAATGCTTGGCTTAAACTGCCTCTGGTCTCCAACAACCTGACGAATAAATACCGGCAACCTGTTCTCAACAAGACAAGGGCGGTTATCTTGCTTTCTCGCCTCTTCAAGCTCTACCGGCCACTGAACTCCGCCCAAGAACTTTATGTCGTCCTTAGCCTCTTCCCATATCTTCTTAACAGCCTCGCGACCCGTGTCGTACCTGTCCCGGGCTATCCTGATAAATTCTTCATCAGTTTTAGGCTTGGTTTCTTCGTTAGACGTTGTCTCTTCGTATGCCATTTATCCTCCCATCCAACCATGAGCGCTAGGTGCTACCGGCCCTCTGCCTGGAGTTGGCTTAATTTTATCTTGATAACCTACTGCAAAGTACCTGAAAGCGTCAGAGGCATGTGAATAAATGTCATGCTCAGGGTCTTTGCTCTCTCTACCCGTCTCCGGATTGACCTTATAGCGATAGCGCCTCAAGGCTTGTAATCCGTCAACACACTTTTCAGCGTCAAAGTAACACGCCGGGAATATTGTCCTCACAGCGTTAATGCCGTCCACAATAGATAATTTGGGGACAATCTCTACCTTGCGACCATGATTCTTTAACAACTCTTCAATGCTCTTACCCGAGCCCAACTGCGTTGCCTTAGCATCGTGAGGCAGGTAATCTATGTCATAAAGATAAGCCTTATCTTGCAGTATTTGGAGATAGTGCTGTATTGACTGCCTTGCGTTCTGGTAAAAATCAATAATTCTATATTCAAAACCTATCTTCTGAACAAACCAAATCGAGGTGTTATCAGCCCAACCTAAATCCCAAAAGGTTTGCACAGCATGTGAGGCATCGTAAGGCACAGCCCTTATTCTGTCGTCATCCATAGCCTTGCGCATTTCTTTAGCGTAGATAGCTCCGGCCACTGCCGCCCTGCATTGTCCTTCCCAAACGGTCTCGTAATCTTCTGGCTCATCCCTCTTGAGGTCATCCTTCTCTTGCTCTAACACGCTTGTAAACCAAGGATTGTCGCGCCAATTCATCTTTATTGCTATTGAATTTGTTGGTGTGCGTGTCACAAACCGCTTGTAAGTCTCGTCTTCCTCAAGCTCAGGGTTAAATGAGACCCAAATCTCTGAGCCCTCCTTGCGAATAGTTGGTATCAGAAAGTCCCAAGAAGCCTTACTCACAGTCACGGCCTCTTCCACCCAGGCTATATCAATCCCTTCATAAGACTTTATTTGCTGTGAATTATGCTTGAGACCTTCAAAGAAAAACTCTGTGCCGTTCTGCCCTCTTATTACATTCTGCGTGGTGTCATAGAAAGAATCTAGCTCAAGAACTCCTATCTGGTCACTTAAAAGCCTGTGGACAGAATCCTTGATAGACTTTTGAAGCTCTCTAGCGCAGAGTATTCTCAATGGTCTTTCAGCACCCATGATAAGCAATGCCCTGGCTATCCCCCAAGACTTAGCCCCTCCGCGGCCACCATAAAGAATCTTATACCTATATGGCTCAAAGAGAGGCGCCAACTTCTCAGGGAAGTCAGCCTGTGGGGTTATTGTCTCTGCTAGGTTTGACAAATCGCACCTCAATACCTTTTAAATCGACCTCACCCTTAACCTCAACGGCCTTGGGTAGAGTCTTGGCAATAATCTTATAAAACTCGCCGGGGTTCTTCTTGCCCCATTCCGCAAAAGCCTTATCACCACCGATATCCTCATAAACTCTCAATACCGAAGCCTTAAAGCCTGTGAGTTTATTCTTAGACCCTTTTGGTCTCCCCTTACCAGCGTTGGTGAGATTATCTTTATTTCCTTTTGGATTTGCCATTATCTAAAATTCCTGTATTTTTACTAGTTCCAGCAAAAGTATAATCAAACATGTAAAAAGGTTTTATACTATCTCTTTCTTCACTCCAACACACAGTGCATATTCCGTATTTATACCAACCAAAAAGAGTGTCCTCTGGGAAGAGTAGGTCTATAGGGTGATTACACCTCACACATTCATTTGCGTCATACTCTGCCATACTACTTCTTCCTCTTCGCTTGGCTTGTCCTCTCCTCTAACCCCTTAACGACACTTGAAAGAACAGCTGCAAGGTCTTTCTCCAAATTCTTAAAAAATTCTGCATAAGATTTATAATAGATAAGCTGAACTACATCCATCCCTTTTGTCTCCTTAACGCTTCCTAAGCCAAGAGACTTTCGATAACGTTCTGTATCAGCCTGTATCTGTGTCGCAGTCATATCTCATCCATAAAAAAAGAGTCCTACCTGTAAAGGCAGAACTCCCTGTGATTTTTAGCCGACCTATCGGCGCTAGGCTTGATTGAGCGTGAAAATCTCATACCAACTCCTATGTTTTAAGGAGTATAGCATAAAGCTTGGGTGGGTGTCAAGGGTTTTTTCTCTTTTTATTAAGTCGCCCAGTTCCAGAATTTCCACCAAACTTTTTCAGTTGCCACGCCTCTCTTACTTTTAAAAAACTTACAAGAATTGTCTTTATTTAAGTCATAATAATCTTTCACCCTTCTTTCTTTAGGGGCAAAACAATTATCTACAAAACATTTGGGATGGTTGCACCATCTAGGATAGCTTTGATAGCCAACCCAAATATATCTACAATCCTTGCAAAATATCTTATCTTTCTTGCCTGTCATCCTCTCCTCCTCTCTGTTCCACGTGGAACGGGTTTAAACAGCCTTATCCCCATCCTTTACAGGTATTCCAAACTCCTTACGACGTTCTGGTTTTTCTTCAAACTCTACACACCATTCTTTTTTTAATGATTCTGTCCTCTCGTCTATCAAAAGAAATAATGACCATGAAGAAAATACAAGAGATGCTAATATACCAAAAATAGCCATCTCAGGGGTATCGAGTTTAAACAATACCAATGAAAACACGGCCATAACAGCAGACCCTAAACAAAAACAGTATTTCATCATTATTTTACTCCTCCTTTCTCCTCAACATACGCCTCAATATGCTCGGCTATCAACTTCCAAACGTCTAGGTTATACTTCTCCGCAAAGGTCTCCCGGCCGGCGTGCTCCTCCATGTGGTGTTTGTAACAGAGAGGGAGGCAGTAATAATCAGAGGCCTTTATCCCTATCCCGCCGGTAGCCATGTGCGCGGCTTCCATTGTCTCATCATTGAGCCCGCATACCACACAGGATCTTTTTCTTATCCAGGCCTTATACTTCTCGCTCCGGGGTGTTTTCTTTTTAAAGAAAGAATCAGCCATTATCCCTCTTCACATACTCTTCTATCGCCCCTCTTAGGGCTAGGGTTTTGGTTGGGGCAATGTTAGTAATTTTCTTCTGTGTCTGTTCCTCAAAACATATTAATGAAACATGGTATGAGTTATCTTGGTATAATTCATCCTCGATTTTAACAAGTGCAATTGTTAGCCCCTTCTCCAAACACCAATCCAACATCACGCCAAGCTCTTTGTCAGAGGGGTTGAGGAAGTTATATTGTTTTACTTCCCTTCGCCCTGAACCTTGAGGACACTTTGAATATCTCATATCGCAAGTCAAACAATATGGGCCTCCACTTTCATGGTCTACTTCGACATCGTGATACTCTAGTTCAAACAACTCGCACCATTCTTTATTTGTCATCCTTACCTCCATAGTAATCCTAATATAACCCCAGCAATAAACCCTACTATCCCTCGCCACCTGTCTGCCTTAACCTCTCTTCTCTCACAACAATCGTAGCATTTACTAATGTATAGTATAGGGAAGTCTGTTGGATATTTCTTCAATCTGCCGCAATAGGAACAAGTAGTCGTCTCCTCAGTCATCGGGTTGCTCCTCATCTTTATCTATACTTTCATATAGCTCCTCGACTCGTTCTTCTGTATACCATTTTTCTAAGGCAAACCCCTTAAAGGCTTCCCAATTAGCACTGATAAATTCCTTAACTACGTGCGCATCAGTTCCTTTTAACATTTTGCTCCTCCTTTCAATCCGAAGTATTCTACAAGAGCGTCACGTAGGGCGGTGGGGGAGGTGAGGACATTTAACAAAAATTCGGGTTCAATCATCCAGCCGTCTTCACATCCCGTAAAATCATCCCACCACTCAGCCTCCTTTGCCCTCTCAATCATCCAACCGAAGTCAGACCAGTCGGGGTCGGAGAGGTTGGGGTTATCATCATTTATGGTATCCACAGACATAGCTAACTTGCCACATTTGGTGCATTCAGCTGTTACCCATTCCCCATTATAATTGTCAACTTTTTCAACCTCATGCCAGCACCCATCCTCCTCCAACTTATAATACAACTGCTCGGGTATGTTCATTTTGGCTCCTTTACTCTAGTTTCGCAAGCAAAACAATGTAATTGCTGTTCATTTATAGGTTGCACTTGAT